TTATGGATGATGCCGTTAAGAAAAGTTATATGATGGACATATTAACAAAAAACAAATTTTATAAATGGATAAATAGTAATATACTACCCTGTATTGATAATGATTGTATTTTAATTGGTGATTTTGATATAAAGAATAATGAGAAGGATGAAGAATAAATAATGATTGAGAGAGATTTTGAAGCCGAATATGAGAAGATAAAAGTACTCAAAAAGTTAAAGGCTAATATCGCCATGTTCGGTAGAATATGTTTTCCCACGGCGTTTAAGGAGCACTCTCCCTCCTTCCATAAAGAAATTTTGGATACCGTGGCCAATGATGACTATAAACGGGTTCTATGTGCGGCGCCGAGAGGGACAGCAAAATCAACAATCCTATCCTTTTTGTACCCAGTTTGGCGACTTGCATTCAAAAAGACAAACGAAGAACTGTTTATAGTCATCATATCTGAAGCGAGGCAACAGAGTATTAATTTCTTGTCTCGTATTAAATTTCACTTAGATAATTCCGAAACCTTCATAGGGTTATTTGGGAACCTAGGTGAAGACACCGCGAAGAAATGGAGAGAAGACGATATAGTTTTAGCAAATGGGACGCGTATAATGGCTGTTGGTACTGGACAGAAAGTACGTGGATTCATTTCAAGAGATACAAGACCCAACCTTATTATTGTGGATGACTTTGAATCTGAGAAGAATGCATTCACAGCTGAAGGTAGGGTTAAGAATAAGAAGTGGCTCACGGAAGCAGTTGAGCCTTCATTATCAAAAGATGGCAGGTTACTCATGATAGGCACAGTTATATCAGAGGACTGTTTTCTATTTTGGGCTAAAGACAACCCACCATGGAAAACCCTCTGGTATACCATTTGGGATGACGACCAGAACCCAGTATGGCCCGAGATGTATCCAAAAGAGCGCATCATGCAGATTAGAGATAGCATGGCTAGCGTTGGCAACCTAGGTGGGTTCTTCCAAGAGTATATGAACCAACCACAAAGTCCTGAAGAGGCACCCTTTAAGCCGGGGTATATAAAGCTACACCACAAAACCCATAAGAAAATCAACGGACAGCATTGTTTGATTCAGAAAGAAGGTGGAAAAGATGTTATAACTCCGGTTGAACTTTATGCAGGAATCGACCCAGCGTCCTCTTTGAAGAGAACTGCTGACTATTTTGTAATAGCTACATTAGCATTAGATGCAGATGAGAATGTGTATATTGTTGATTTGACAAGAACAAGATTAAACCCTGCTGACCAACCACAAATGATTATAGATAAATACAAGAAATTTACCCCAAAACGTATGAGGATTGAAACTGTTGGATATCAGGAAGCACTTAGGCAGCACACAAGAAGATTAATGAAAGAACAAGGATTACACATACCGGGACTTGAGAAAGGTATCCGACCTAGAAATTCAAAATCAGAACGCCTATTATCACTTGTTCCACTGTTAGCATCAGGACGCTTTTACTTTAGACCTGAAGATTTAGAAGCACAGAAAGAATTTTTATCATATCCAAAAGGGCGTAACGATGACGTGATGGACGCTGTTTATATGGCATTGGATGGTGCTAAACCTTGTAGGGTTAAAAACCTTTCCCTTGACAAAAAAGAGGATAGTATTATTTTTAATAAGGTAATCGACTGGCTGACACAATAGGAGGTATTAATGGCAATTAGTTGGGAAAAGGCATCACAAAATTATAAAAGCAATAGATTTGCTAAGACATTAGACCAAGCAGCAACGGTTAGAAATAAACTAAGAGATATTGGTGATGATAGGTGGAAAACTGTTCAAAAAGATATAAATAAAGCATTCTCCACTGAAAAAATTACCAGAAGCATACCAACAAGAACAATGAAAACAACTTCAAGGGTTGAGGTTGATGACAATAGTGATAATAATGTGTTTAGTTCATTAATACAAACTTCTAAAGATATTTCAACTAAAGCAAAAAACATAACAAAAGATTTGAAGAATAATATACATCAAACAATAAAAAGCGCTTGGAAGAATAGTGGAATCAAGATGCATGAGAGAGTATTCGTTGAAGACATATTAAATAACTATTTAGGCCTTGATTTGAATAAAAAAATTGACGAATCTGATTTTACTAAAAAAGAACTATCTGATATAAGTGAACTTGGTAATAATGTAGCGACATATAGAGACTCGCTACAATATGAAGATTATACAAAAGATAGCAATAACATTGGTAGAATGGATACGTATGCAAAAAATCGAGAGAACCCAATGTATCAAATTAGAAATCTTATTGGACGTGGTCAGTTAAAATATGAAAACGGTAACGTAATGTTACATGATAACTATGATTGGGAAAAATTAACAGATGAAAGACTTAATTCAATATTTGGGACCAAAACTGCTAGATTTTTACGAGGACTAGCTAATAAGTTTACCAAGAGTAGACCAGTGGAGATAGCGTTAAATGTTAGAAAATAAAATGAATCCAATAGTTCAAGAAACAATAGACCTATATGATACATATTCAGAGAAACGAGAAACTTGGGCACAGCATGCTCAGGAGGATCGAGAATTTAGATTTGGCAAACAATGGACTTCGGAACAAGAAGCAAAACTAAAATCTCGTGGTCAAGCGCCTATTGTTGTTAATAGGATACATCCAGCTGTTGAATCAGCTAAGGCTTTAATCACATCCAATAGACCTTCATTTAGGGTATCACCTAGAGAAGATAGTGATAATCAAACAGCACAGGCCATTAATGGACTACTAGAATATATATGGCAAATATCAGACGGAGAAGCAAGATTAAGAACCATAGTAGATGATTACTATGTAACCGGTATTGGGTGGATGCTTGTATATCAAGATCCTATGGCTGATATGGGTAAGGGAGAGGTTAAACTAAAGGATGTTGACCCATTAGATGTTTATCCAGACCCTAACTCTAGGGAGCGTAATTTAGATGATGCAGAAAACATAATTATATCTAGACTTTATACAAGAAAACAAGCCATACGTATGGAGCCAATGTATAGGAAAAAGATTAATAAGGCGTCTTCTGATTTAGGTAGTGATAGGCCCGTAACTGATGGTGTTGATAATGGTGCCACATCATGGCCAGAAGAAGCTAATACAATGACCGATATTACATTTGGTGATGGTGATGAATATGTTAGAGGTTACGAAAGATATAATAAATTTCTAACTGAAGAATACCGTGTTTTTGAGAAGTTTAGTGGATTAGAAGATTTATTAGAAAAACAAGCAATGAAGGAATATTTAAAAAAACCCGCTTGGGTTATTAATGGTCAGATTATAGCCGAACCGACTAAAGCAAAAAATATGGCCCAGCAATTAATGCAACAATATAAACAACAAATGATGCAATATCAACAAATGGCTATGCAATCACAACAATATGGTCAACAAATGCCTCAACAACCTCAGCAACCACAAATTGAACAAATAACATATAAAGAATTAATAGACCAAGATCAAATTGATATAATAGAAATTCCAGTATGGAGAATCAAACAAACACTCGTTATTGGTGACAAATTATTATATCAACGAGTCTTACCAACTGAGTTTTATCCAATAGTTTGTTTTATTAACCTACATACAAGAACGCCATACCCAGTGTCTGATGTTCGCATGGTTAAAGATTTACAAACATATATTAATAAGATTCGTTCATTAATTATAGCTCATGCAACCACTAGTACAAATACGAAGATACTTGTACCAGAAGGTTCTGTGGATATGAAGGAATTTGAAGAGAAGTGGGCACAACCCGGTGTTGCAATCGAGTATGATCCAGCAGACGGAGCACCAATGCCTATTAACCCTCTTCCTATGCCAAATGAGCTGTATAAGAACGAGATGGATGCCAAGGCAGACATAGACCATGAATTGGGCTTATACGAGATGATGATGGGCAATACAGCCGCTGCTCCCGATACATATAAAGCAACTATTAGTTTAGATGAATTTGGACAAAGAAAGATTCGCTCTAAACTAGCCGATATAGAGTCTGGGTTACGTAGAGTAGGACAGGTTACTATTTCATTTATGCAACAATTATATACAACTCAAAAGATAATCCAACTTATACAACCAAATAGTTCTATGACTGAATATGCCATTAATAAGGGAATATATGATGATAAGTCTAGTGTTATAGATACATTAAATAATATTACAAAAGGTAAGTATGATGTGATAGTTGTAGCTGGGTCTACGCTACCAACTAATAGATATGCCCAATTAGAGATATATATGGACGCTTATAAGAATGGTATTATTGATAGAGTTGAAGTATTAAAGAAAACTGAGATATTTGATATTGAAGGTGTACTTAAAAGAACAGATGAAACAGAACAACTTAAACAACAATTACAACAATTAGAGCAAAATAATAAAGATCTTACAGGCGATTTACAAACACGTGAACGTGAGATATTCCACACTAAACAGCAACTAGAGATTGAGAAATTTAAAAATACCCTAGGTAAAATTTCAAACAAGGCTCAAGCTGCTGAATCTGTATATTCACAACGTGTTAGTGATAGCGAAAGAGATATTAGCAAAGAGGTTAGTCAGCAAGAACAAATTACTCGCAAGTTACAAAGCGAAGAAGAGTCTCTTGAAAAACAACTGAAGAACCTAAAGAGAGATAAACCTAGTAAGGAGTCTCCAAAGGAGTAACACATGAGTGACAAAGGATTCGAACCATTAGATGAAAATCTTCAAGAACCCGCACAGGAAACTATTGAACCAGTAAATCCAGCAGAAGAAGATTCTCTAGTAGACGATATTATCTTTGGTAGCGCAACTGACGAAGCATTTGCAACACCACAGGAAACCAAACCGGTCGAACCTGTAG